CCACCAACGGTAAGCGCACCACCCATAGAGATGCCACCCGCAGTAGTAATGCCTCCCACATACAGCCCACCACTAACACCAAGACCACCCGCCACAGTAAGAGCAGCAGCACTAGTGGAAGTAGCAGAGGTAGCATTCGTTATTCGTGTTATACCACTAAAGGTAATACCGCCAGCAGCAGAAATCCCTTCACCAACAATAAGATTTTTACCAATTCCTACACCACCCGCCACAGTAAGAGCACCAATACCTGTAGTAGTGGATGAGGTTCCATTCGTTACTCGTGTTAACCCGCTAAAGGTAATACCACCAGCAGCAGAAATTCCACCACCAACGGTAAGGTTTTTAGCAATTCCCGCACCACCACCAAGAGTGAGTCCACCTGTGGATAGGGATGTGGAATCTGAAGCGGCAGCAATGTTCACTTGACCAGCACTGTCAATGGAGATTACTTCTGTATTCGATGCGCGAATTTTGTAATTAGATGCTCGGAAATCAAGAGTATTGAATACTCCCCCACTTCGATTGTATGATTGAATAATATTCTCATTTAAAGTATTTGCAGGAATAAATTCAAATCCCTCGGCACCACTATTAGACACAACAAACTTATACTGTGGAGTAGTTGTTCCGATACCTAAACTTCCTGCATTGGTCAACCGCATCCGCTCTACACCACTGCTACCGTCATTGGTCTTGAACACCAATGGTTCGCCGCTGCCACCTGGACGCAGTGTGCCGTCCCGCAGATCGCCCACAAGCAGACTGGTGTACGGAATGTCGATGCCGTCAATGATTGCAGCGCGTGTGTACGGCGAGGCTTTAATGATATACCGCACCACGGTGTAAGGGGGCAGATTGGGAAGCAATCCACCAATAGTTGCCGAAGTTACAAATGCAGCACTTCCCGCACCAACACCTGTATTCGCAACAGTGGATTCTTGTCCACCCGCAGATCCAAGCGAATAGATGCCAGAGATGGCAGAATTTATTGTATTCGTAGGGAACTCACCATCAGTATCAAGGATTGCTCCTGTGTTTACACCAAGAGCAACTCGCCCACGCAGGTCTGGAGTATTAAAGTGAGTGATAGCCACTGCGGTGATCGACAAGCCCGTGCCATCACCTGATCCTTCAAATATAAAAATATTATTACCAGCAGCAAATACAGTATTGTTTACAACAAAGTTTTTATTAGAAGAACTATAAACAGGAACGGTCTGAACAATGTAAGATGTTGTGGTAGTCGCAATTATCTTTGCACGAACTTCGGTTGTAGAACTGCCCTGCAAAACAGATGAACCAATGTATGATGCGTTAGGTGTAGTTGAGGAAGTCAACACAGCAACATGACCATACAACGGAACACGATCACCGCTGCTGTACTGCAACTTTGAGTACAGATACGGATACGCACCCACCGCATACGAATTACCGTTGCACTCCAACCACGAATCAGGAATGGTTGAACCCGCAAACGGAACCACCGTGCCCACAGGCTGAATCTCGTCAATGGCAACAGTGGACGAACCGCCGATCTGTGTGCCAAGATAATTGGTAACAATATACCCTGTACCATTTGTAGTTTTGGTCATCACAGGCTTCACAACTGTTCCAATAGCACTCGGAGGAGAAGCAGTCAATCCACCCGCAGTAGTGGAATCCAAGAACAGAACAGGAGCAGAAATACCAGCAAGAGCAGGAACACTAATGTATCCTGAGTAAGTAACATCAAATGATGTTGTGCTAGAACCAGAAACTACTCCAGCAACTTCTGAATTTTCAGCACTATCGGCTTGTGCCTTTACCCATGTGGAGGTAGCCGTATCATAACGAAGAACATCTCCTTCTACAAAAGTATTTGCTTGTGAAAAAGTTTCCACAATGCTTTTTGGAGTACTGCTTCCGCCTTTTAGGTTTAGTGATGATCCCATTTGGTATTGCCTTTAAGAAATTCTCTGACAGAGATGATAAGCAGTTGTTAGACCCCCAGCGATTGCGCGATCAAGCGCACGACCACGGGTTTTCCATGTTCCGTTCATTGTGATACCTGTAGTGCTTGCACCAAGATATATTCCGTACTCGCCACTCAACCCACCGCTATTGTGGTAGTACAGGGTGACTCCCACATTTGGGGATAGCGTTGAGCCTGTTGTACCCATAACAATACTGCCTGTAGGAAGATCAGCGTATGCAGCCAACGAGCCTGTGTATCCTGTAAACGAAGACTGTCCTGCATTGTTTACATCACCACGATATGAGAGAATTTGTGCTCCAATAGTACTAACAGAAAATACAAGTGGCTTTCGAACATATCCAATTTCTGTTGGTGGTGTATCCGTGAACGAAGGAGCGGGGTTGTCGTCTAGTGCGGTAAAAGGAACTCCTCCTGTTCCAGCACAATCCTTATTCAAGAAGTACTGAACACCAGCAACCATATTTCCTGGAGTTCCTGAATTGGTTGCAGAGACTCCGCTAACAGAAGAAAAGTATCCATTAGTAGCCATAGTGAACTTAGAGTTCACTCCTGTGGGTGTTGATCCCGCTCCCACTAATATCTCGTTGATATCTGTAACAATTCCGATTACTTCGGCTGCGCTTGGATCGTTTGCCTGAGCCTTTACATAAATTCCAGTATCATATGTTGCGTATGTGTTGCCAGCAACACCTGTATACGCATACGAAAGCCCCTGAGATCCAACTAGAAACCGAACAGCAGTTCCAATTTTAAATTTGTTGTACTGATTGACTTGTGTTCCAACTGTGGTGGCAGTAATAACAGTGGTATCATCCACCAACAAACCACCAGTAAACGGAATCACCAATGCGCTTTTACTGCTTGTGGCAACAAACACTGCTTTATGAACTGTTCCCGATGCCTTTGATGGTGTTGTATTAAGTTTTCCAGGAAGTGTAGACAGGTAATACACTCCACCTGTTGCAAGCGTGGACGATGCTGAGAGTAGAGCATTTGTAAAATCTCCAAATACTTCACCAATAAAGGTGACTTCAAATGTGTTTGCGTCCACACGAGTAGACACAACACCAACAATCTCTGCCTTGTCCACATCAGTGCAGTCTGCTGCAATGTAGAGTCCAGTGCCGTTCACATACACAGGAGTACCGAAAGACAGTCCGTGAGCCACCTGTGTCACGCGCTTACGGTTTGCACCATTTCGAATATTTACAAACGGCTGTGCGCCGTATGTTGTGCCGTTCAGCACTTCCATGAAAACCGTTGCGCCTGTTGGGGAGTAGCGGCTAAATTCAATTGCTCGGTTGGTGGTTGCTCCTGCTGCTCCACCCGTGTTTGTCAGACTAATATTAAGCCCGTGATCAGAGATTGCTCCACCGTCAAGACGAATGGCAAGACCGTGAACAGGCAAGGTTCCACCGTCAGCAGGGTACAACCCGCTTGTGGCTCCGCTAAAACCAATGTGTGTGTTTGCACGCCACACACCTGTGATACCGTGAACTCCAAGATTTTGCCAGAGCCACTCTGCTGTTGCACCGCTTCCAAGATTCAAGATCAAGCCACCGCCGCCAGCAGCAGAAATTCCTGCGGCAGATGCGCCAGCAAGATCACCAAGCACAATATTGTAATCATCAATGGTAACCGTCTGTGCGTTCATGGTCACAGTGGAACCGTTGAAGGTAACTACACCACCAAAGTTAATATTACCAGTAAAAGTGTGACCAGTGGTAATGGTTTCAATCAGTTCAACAGAAAGAGTTCCACCCGTGCTTGTTGTAAGTGAAATACTTCCACTACTAATACCTTCATACAACTTCAGTTTATTTATTTTGTAGACGGCAGTATTGGTGATGTCACGCCATGTGTTAAAAGTATCCCCAAGTGCGACTTCGGGGATCTGATAGGTGTTTACATCTGGTCCTGTGTTTGCTGCCATTTGCTTATTCGCTCTGCTGTGTGTGGTTTAATACAGATATGAGTTGCTGTACTTGCTGCTTTAGAGTATTTATCTCTGCTTTCAGTGCTTCTACATCTTCTGCTAAAGTCTTTTTTTGCTTAAAAGCATCAATTGTCTGTGCATCTGCCAGTAGTACTGCACCTGTGGCACTGTCGCGGATGTATCTTACTCCACTCATTTATTGAATGAAACTCACTGTACGGATGTTTCGTGCAGCAGGTGTTTTGAAATATGTAGAGTTTGGTGCCGCAGAAGTCATTACAACCTGTATCTGATACGAGGTAAATGCTCCTGAAGGCACAGCAACACGGAACGCGGCTTCTCGGAAATCAATTTCCGAATTACTAGTAAATGAAGGACTGATTTGTGGCATGGGCAGGAATCCCTTGGAGAATATATCGGTTTCCCCACTCAGGCAGTATCGGTAATTCACCGCAATAGCAGATCCTGTTGGAATATTTGCGTCCACAAACACAGCAATTCCGTTTGATGCCGTGGATTGTGGCAACTCCACTACTCGCGAAACATATTTAGATGTTGGAGTGCTACTAGTGGCGTACATGGTAACACTAGCAGCGAACAGCGCAGAAACATCAATCACAGGAGACACTGATGTGTTTGCTCCTCTTGTTAGGGAGTATTGCAGATCTGGATTACTTGAAATAATAGTCTTCAAATATACAGATTCGTTGTTCAAGAAGTTTTCACCATTAACAGTGCGGGAAATGGTGCAACTACTTGGAACAATTTCTGGAGCGTAGAACTTTAAAATTTGAGCATTGGTGCAATTACTGATTCCACTGTATTTAATATTACCAGTTGAAACAAACGAACACTGATTCAAGGTGAACATAAGATCTGTGGTGTTGTTTTGTACTGTTGAACCAATTCCTTGTGGTGTAAACAAGGTTCCAACCAACTGATTGTTTCCTGCGCGACCCGCAACAGCCGAATTATTGTTGATGGTATTAATTGCACTCTCAGCAGCAAACAATTCGTATTTATCGCTGTTTGCCAAAATACAGATAGCGTATTCACCTGGTTCAAGATACACAGGACTGCTAAAGGTGAAAGTTGTTGCTGTTGGTGATGCAGAATTAGCCATTACCTCTGCTGAGTTTTTCACCACTGTGCTGAAAGGCATTACCACAGAAGGGGATGGATATCCAGAAACCGTTGGACGAATCTGAACCGTTACTGGTAATGTGGAATCCTTTGCAGCAAAATAAAGGTCTGCGCTACTAAGGAATATGCCATCAGGGTTTGCTTTCTTATCAACCAAGAATGTTTGTGATACAGGATCGCTCCAATGGTTGTTCTCAACAGAATCAATGTCTCGATTGAATGGATCCTTTGCAATGCTTTCGCTTGCAGCAGTTTGACGGCGCAGTTCAGGTGGACGAGTAGAGTACGAACCAGAATCGCGTTGCTCCAACAGACCCGTGCAGTAGTAGACTGCTTCCGCTGCAATGGTGGCATTAGCCGTAACAGCAGAATCAGCAATACGAACAGTTCGTTGTCCTGCCAAGAATGTGCCAGCAGAAATTCCAAAAGATACGGTGCATGAGCCGTAAGTATCCGTGCTAATACCACTCTTGACTACTTCTCCGTCAAAATACAGAGAAAGATTTGTGGAATTGGGTTTCAAGCCGTCAACCGTTGCAGTCACCGTATTAAGCGGAATATAAGGAACCACACTACGATCAATTACCCGTGAACCAATGCGATGCTTGATACGGTTCTTTAGTTGACGAGCACTAATAAAATTGCTGTTCTTCTGATCAATGCTCTGCACCTTACGAGAAACACCAACTCGAATGCTGCCAGAGTTAACCGATGGAATTGCAGATGTGGATGCCACATGGGGAAGTTCAACAATACGCTTCTGTATATCGTCTTGTTCTTCTTCAACCTGATCTATGCCTGTCCATATGCTTTCCCATTCATTCCACTGCGTACCAAAGCCACGCTTGTTGTTTGCATCAGATGAAATCCAATTGTCATTTTCTGAAAGTGCATTGGTCTTAACAGCAGGACGATATCCTGTGTCATAGAATGGTTCAACCGAAGTAGACAATTTCATAAACCCAAGCCAATTAACCGTGTTGGACGGATTAATCTTAATTCTTTTTGTGTACTGCTTGTTTTCAATATAAGCAGGAGTGGTGTAATCAAGAGTAACCAATCCATCTGGAGAAACCACAGTATCGTTTGTGATTGGGGGATTAATTGAAATTTCTTGAGTTGTGAAGAATGGACGCAATTCGCCACGCTCAAAATCAATAGAACAAGAATTAGAGTAATCAGTAACATCAGAAATCGAGTGTCCGTAGAACTCATCAGAGAAGATGGAAGTTTTCAAAGGTTCCGTAGCAGTAAAGGTTCCACGAAGAGATCGTGCTTCTATTTCAGATTCTGACAGGGAGAGTTTAGCAAACACTTCAACTTCATCCACTCGCTTCTGAATCTTGCCAATATCTGCCATAGTGAATCGTTTGGTGTCTACAGGAGTAACCACTACATCACTTGCGTTGTGTGTGTACGCAGGAACAGTTACGGTAGCAAGCACAAGAGCATCAGCAGGATCAGGTGGAGCCGAAGGCGAAAGGTCAGGAGTACCTTCCACAAAGAAGAATAGTGCAGATCCGTCTTCAGAATCAGCCTTTACACACAATTTATCAATGCGAGGCAGATAGTGATTGTATGACGCAGTGGTGAACGATGGAACCACAACATCAGTGGCACCATAGGGCTTCAGCATTGGAGTGTCTGAGGTCAATCCAGAATGACGGAAGTCCAAGCAGTTTGCCAAAGACACAGTTTTACCTGTACGCGGATTGGTGTACAGTGGAATCTGAGCATACGGGAACGCAGAACCATCAGAAGCAAGGTATGAGTGCTTGCCGATAAATGGCGCAGCAGCCAATCCACCGTGAACAAAATATGAGTAGGTAACACGAAGGTCCGCGTTGGTTAATGAAGAAGTATATACAGGCTTGGATGCTGCACTATCCTTGATATACAGACGAGAATTTTCGTAGTGAGTTTCTCGCTGACCATTATCCAATTCAAAATCATCGGTATAATCTATTGCTGCACTGGTTTGATTAACAACCGAAGCAACAGCGTACACATCACGATTAGGAATAGTGAAGTACTTACGACCACCTTCTGATGTGCTTAAATTGGAAGTAAAATTAACCGTAGTTGTTGTCGAAGTTTTGGTTCTGTATGTTGTATTATCACTAATAGTGGGAGTATACACCACAGGTACCATTGCTCGCAATTGTGAAGAAGCGAATCCTGTTGGCACATTGGAAGCCACTACAGTCATACTTGATTGGGAATAAGCAGTAATAGTTCCACTACTAGGAGTGAATGCAGTGGGCGAATTGCCCACAAAAGATATTTGACTGGCTGCTGGTGGTGTAGCAGGGAAATTAAACACACTAGAATTGCCAGTAGAAATAGTATCCTGAAAATGTGCCTTGGTAATCGTATAAGATGTTTGATTGGTGGTTGGAGTATTAGGAGATGGAGTAATGGCAACAGCAGTACCAGCACCACCCATCAGTCTACAAGGAACAGACAGAAAAGAAATTTGGTCAACCGCATACCCTGGCTGCAATTCGTAAACCAGAGATGAATTATCTGTGCCTGATGCAGAGAATCCTAAAGCAATTTGTGGCGTAAAGGATCCAATGGTAAATCCTGTAGTATTACTGTAGATAAACCCTGTTGTACCACTCGAAACAGAACCACTCAATCCGTACACATACAACCGATAGTGGTTTCCTGCGAATCCACCAAGACCAGATTGTTGAGGAGTAGGAATCGCACCATGAACATAACCAGTAGCCACTGTAGCGGTATTGGCTGCATTTCTGAATTGCACCAGTGCAGATCCAGAACTAACAGTGGTTAGATTGGTAGCAAATGTTTCGCCAAATCCAGATGCCGTATTACCCATGCATACACCAATAAAGTTTCCAGTGCTAAACGGAAATATTATATTAGATTCAGGTTGAACTGTTCGTGATTTGCTAAAGGGAACGGTAACTGGATGCTGATTCTCAACATCATATCCAAGCACATACGCCTTGCCTTCGCCAACAGACATATTTAATTGTGTGTTAGAATACCCTTTAACAGTAAGATCAAACGGACGAACCGTATAGGATCCCGACTCATCGTAGGTGCGAAGAGCAAGTGCCTTTTGAATCTCTCCGTAGGTGATTCGCTCAATTTTCTTCGTGACTTTTCCGCCTTCAAACCTAAGCAGTTCAACAAAGTCATCAGGAGTTTCGCTCAACTCAGCCTGAGCAAGCGAAAGAGTAACTTTATAGCGATCTGCTCCAGGAGCATTGTAGTTGTAGGATCCAATTGCAGGATCCCGCAGAGTAGAGTTTTCCTGCTCTGTAACATTGTCACGACCAATCGCAAATCCAATTTTCTTGGATAGTGTGGAGAATGTGGTGAAGTTTAGATCACGATATCCCGTTTCTGCGGTGTATGGAGTGAACTGCTGTGTCTCGGTTCGAACAAAGAATCCGTCCACATAGAAGATACCATCAGAAACCGTAACCAGTTTGCAGTTACCTTTACCAAACGAATCAGAAATAACACTCAGACCAGAAACCGTGAATGAATCCTTAGTTAAATTAAAGGTACTAGCAAACGAAGTTCCCGACACAAAATCAACAACAAGAATCAAGTACCCGTCTGTATTCACATCAGGAGCAATATAGTGAACCACCGTTGCTTGTGTTGTGTCTGTGGTATTGGTGGGTGTAAGAATTCCGCCAACAAGGGTGGAGTAGTCGGTGACTCCCGCAAGAGGAGTACCAACACCAGCATCAACCATTAAAAATGAAGAATTGCGAACACTAATACCACCACCAATAATGCGAGATCCGTCCTTGAACAAATGATCGCCGATTCGGGACAGTTGATCCTGTAGGATGGACTGCAATTGCGTGGCTTCACGGGCTTGCAGGGCGTATCCTGGCTTGAACAGAACACGCAAAAACCCGTTGTCCGCAGAAAAATCATCGTAGTACGGACTGATATTAAAGATGCTAGGATCGTATGCCATATGTTCCTCTTAGAAGCCCAATCGAACTCTAAATTCTTCCTGTTGACCAACAGTTCTTTGTATAGGTCTTACATTGTCTATGTATAAGATTTCGCCCGAAGTTCTGTCGATCTCTGGCAGGTCCACATTGGTCACAATGTACGCACCAAGCGTGGAACCCGACAGCCCATCAACAGCAACACTCTTAAAAGAACCCACCACATTGGTCAAGTAGAGTTTTCCATAGGAATTATTGATAAATTCCCAATGGTACACCTGACCCGTAGCGTAGTTTCCATAGGTTCCCGTGACTCCTTGCGTCACCAAGTCTCCATTAGAAAACGAATTCTGAGTGAGTGAAGCAGAAGTGGTGTCCACAACACCCACCGCAGAATTCAAACTAGTACCAAGTTCCATAACATGAACACCCCTGTATGCAGGAGTGCTGTCTAGATCAAAATACGCTTGTCCTGCTTCCACAACCTTATAAACATTTTGAGTACCACCCCTACTCAAAAATGTAGCAGAGGAGTTAACTGTATCAGTAACCCATACAGACTCCCCATATGATGGAGCCACAGAAGAAATAGTACCAGTAACACCAGAAAGCAAACCCACAATAGGAAGATCAGCCTGATTAATAAAGTTTCCACTACTAGTAACACGAACACCCAATGCAGTTCCATTTGTATACAGAACTCGTCCTTGAGTGGTTATAGAAAATGCAAGTGTAATAGATCCTAGAACTACGCCAGCAGGAATAGTCTGCTCTACAGTTTCTCCCACTTGGAAATCCACAGACGGATCCGCAGTAAGCGTAAGTACATAATCATTTATGCGGTCTTGCTTGGTAATAAATCTTCCGCTGGCGTTCAGGGTTTTAAGAGTAATTTCGGAAGAATTTGTTGATTTCACACCAACAACTTTAGAAGAGGAGTATGTCTCGGTTCCAATTATAATATTTGCTTCTCCTGAACTAAAATCAGAAGAAAGCGCAGAACCGCTAGTACTAATAAGAGAAATGTCACGATAGTACAAGTCTTCTCTTCCTGCCCCGATTCCGCTTCCGTCTCCAAGCAAAGGATTCTTGATTATTCCAAACTGTCTATAAGATCCACCGCCTATAATTTTGACGGCATCATCTTCTGTGATCTTTACAATGATAAGAATATCTTTGGTATTTAATTCTTTTAATATATTGCTGCCGTGTCCTCCCTTGGGAGACAAAACCGCAGTCAAGGTTGGGTGATTTGTAACTGCTGATTTGGGACTTGCTACTTCAACGAGTGCAGCAGAGTAATTGCGTCCACCGTTCACAACCTCAACAGCAGAAATTTGTCTACTGGCGTTCATTTTTGGAAAGGCATACGCTCCGCTACCGTTTCCCACAATTTTGATGTACGGTACAATCTCAACAGAGGCAATCTTTCCGTTTCCAGATGGAGTAACAGTAAAATCCACAACATCGTTTTGAAGAGTAAATGTAAAACTATTGGTGGTAGACGCTGCACCAGTAATGATTGCGTAGTTGTTTACTTCGGTTGGATTTGTATCAGTGAAATTATCAACACGCAAAACATATCCGATATATTTTGAAATATCAACACCAGCAAAGTTTAATAGTCCTCTAGAACCGTCATCTGTAGTAGTTACTGTATTCGTTACGGGATCAAAATTTGTGACATTGATTGTGTATGAAGCGTTACCACCAATTAGATTATTAGTGATAGCGTTCGTGTACACACCAGCAGAAGCACCCGATGAGTTTACCAAACCAATTCGGGTAATTGAACCATTCACTGCACTAATCTGCGTGTTGTACTGATTACTCGTTTCCGTGTCTGTGCTACTAGTAGCAAAATCTACAGGAATATAATCCGTTAACTGGTAAGGAAGATCGCCTTCCTTTATAGTGGCAATATACTGCCAAATATATCCATCATCCAAACCAAACGGAGAAGTCAGAACAAGACTTGGTTTACTAGTGGAGGGAACTCCACCGTTGTTGCTCAAGCACTTGTAGATGTTATTCTGATCTGTAACCACATAGAAAATCTTTGGGTTGGTATCGTCAAACAGGGCATCGGTGTCGTTGTACTGATTGTAAACTGTATTACCAAGCCACTCGTATCGAGGCAAGGCAAAAACAATGTTCTGTGGGTTGAGTTTCTTGTAACCAATAATGTCATTCATTACCTGATATTCGGATCCCACGCTGTCAACATAGGCAGTTGGATTTGGTTCAGTACTCCAAGCAGTACCCTTACTAATAAAAAAGAAGTACTGATTATCGTTGCGCTCCAAATCCGCCAAAAAACTTTCGGCGTATGAGCGTTGAATGGATGCCTTTAGGTAACTAGCCATTGATTTTCCCCTTATAGACCGACACTATCGTATGTATCCTCTGATAAAACATTTCCCGTAGACTTATATGTACCATCTGGAAACAAGGAGAAATCTTCCAATACTATATCGCCAAAAGAAAGATTCTGCCACAGTCCTGGTATGCCCTTGGTGTTTGGGTGGTGTTCAATATTCCAAAAAGTCAAACCACGAGCATATGCACTTGGATGGGATGCCGCATAGGTATCAGGAAGTTTGGTGTCCATGCCGTACTTACGAGACAGGTAGCCGTACACCTCTTGGCGTTCTTCTTCTGTTAGTTTACGATCAAACACCAGTACCTCTGAGATAACACCAGTGAAAGAATACGAAGTGGTATTTTGAAGAATAGAGGCTATCCATGCCGCTGATCCTACCGTGCCGCTACCAGTTGCGGCAGGACTAATATTCGAACCAATTCTACCAACAACAATATCAGCACTATTGTACTGATCAGGTGCAGCAGCGTAACCGTTCTCTAGTTGTGGAAGAAATACATCTCCATCAGGCATGACAGTATCCTTTCGTTATACTCCGAATCTGTTGCGAGTGGAGTTAAAGTTTTGCTGTATTTCTGCTTTTGTTAAGGCGCGATCATACACACGAACCATTGCAATACTACTATTAAACTCGTAGTCTGTACCCATATAGGTGTAGTGATCTGTTAGGTTTGCACGATTACCAATGTTTACTGATGGTAGCGAATACCTTTCATTTCCAGTATATGTTACCGTGGTTACATTTGTTCCGTTTGCATAGATTTCATACCGTGTATTATTTGCTGTTGCATTGTAAGTGGACACAAAAACCAAATGTATCGGCTTACCATTAAAGGTTCCCCAACTAGACGGAACACTCCATGTGACATTTGTTTGTGCACCCGAAGTATTTTGCGACCACAATACCACACTAGTCGAAGCAATTGAAAAATACGGAAGACCACCAGCACCACAGAACATATTGGTACCAGTAGTGGATGGGGGTGCTGTTACCCACACCTCCCATGTCTTGGTTCCAATATTACTAATATCAGAAAATACAGAACCCGATGTAATAATCGCGTGCGACTTGCCGTTGAACACCAACTGACCACCGTTTACGGAACTGTATTGTGGTTTTCCTATAACCGAACTAATAGAACCAGTCGTACTCAAATCGTACACAGTGTTTGGAGTATTGTTCAGCAAATCCTCAATGCTTGGCTCAGTGCCGTCCACCAAATCAATACGAGGACGCAGGAATTGCACTTCTGTTCCTGGAGTACTGCTGCCGTACAGGAATACTCTCATAGCAAGTTGTCCTAAAGTTCCGTCAAAAATATAATCTGCACTCGTAGAAGAGGAGGTTGTAGCGTAAGGAGCAGTACCATCAGCAATGGTGTAATATCCGCTTGCTGTATCATTAGCACCAATTGCAGTTCCTAATGGATGCACATGACCAACCACAAGAACCCAAGTATTTTGTTTACCCGTATATGCAGTACTACTTGTTCCGTCTGCTGCGAAATAAGGATTTGTCTCTACTACTCCTGTTGATTTGGTTTTCAATCCAGTTGATCTTGGTCCAAAGTACACAGTGCCGCTACCAAGAACTTTTCGATTTACCCAAACAGAAAAACGATACTTTTTAGTCATATCAACAGCAATAGGTGTGGTATCAAACCCTCCATTGGGGTTGTATACGATATTAGTAGCGTTGGAGGAATGATTTTTTCCCCTCCATCCTAGTTCAACATTTCCCCAAGGATTAGTTAACCGTTCCACTGAATTGGCGTTTGCTGTTCCCAATTTATTCCACGGAAACGGGTAACTAGAATTGGTTCGTGTGGCGGTGCCAGCAATATCACTGGTGACATGATACGGAAGAAGTTGTACTCGACCAATTCTGTATTTTACCCCTGCTCCCAAACCACTCAAACCAACAAGTGTGGCTGGTGTTGCGGTTGGAGTAGTTCCAGGTTCAGTTTTTACTCTAGTAATTTTATACCATCCACCCCCAAGATCCTCAAATCCCGTTGCTGGTTGCTGGTCGGGAGTGCTGCTTGCTGTGTAAATATACACATTAGGACGAGTTATAACTTCACCATCATCCCTACGAATAGTGGCAGTAAATGTCCATGTTGTGGATGTTAGTGTGGAATTCTCCCATGCAGGATTTGGTAGTGAACTATTACCAAGATATAGATTTCCACTGCTACCAGTTGTTGCTTCAAAAACTTCATCTGTACCTAATCCCACACCAGTTTGGGTAACAAGGGTTACCGAATCCACTAAAGGACTGGCTGGTATAGTATCTCTTCTCCACATTGATGGAGTCAGGGGAGCAAGCACATTGATTGGGGTTGGAGTCATCTGATACTCACGAAGAATATCAGTACTAATTCCGTCTTTGTAAGAACCAATAGACGCAGTTTGTCCAGCGTCAAAAGCGTAAATAAGATTTTTAGAAACAAGCCACTCGTTTCCTGATGGTGGACTGATTGAAGCAATCTGTCTGCCTGTTACTCTAGATCTATTCAATCCCTCATCACCATTCAAGAACACCCCAATCTTGTTTGAAGAGTCTCGAACGGCTTCTCCAATACAAACTCCCAAGCACGCCCCCGAAACATGGGGATCGTAAACAATAGAATTCTGTCCAGCAGCAGTATTGTCTCCACAAGGACGGAATCCAAAAGCACCAGCAGGAGGAAGTGATGCACCAGGATACATGAGTTTTCCGTTTGGAAGAATCGTATAGTAAGCACCTGTCTGCTGCGATAGAGTTCTGTCCTGCTGATTATACGAACGACTGAACAGCACAGAGTCAAATCGCAAAGATGGAGTTGCAGACAAGTCACAATTTGTATTACGAGAAGCAAGCAGTCCGTATCCGTAACTCAACCCATCAATAGTTGATTTATACACAACAAATATATCTGCATCATCAGTAACGGTTAGAGGTTTGGTAAGGTACATATGCTGACCAGTAAGAACTGCCGCAGCACTGCTGCCTGTTCCTGTGGTGTATCCAAGACCAACCACCGAACCAAAAGTTACTCCTGCGTAAGTTGAAGCAGGAGAAAACACTAGTCCTCCGTTAAACGAAACTCCCGTAACTCCACCGTATCCTGCTGTTTGCAGGGTGGGGCGAAGTTTGTCAAGCGTGACTCCTGCGTACACACGAGCATTCATATTTGCAGTAGACACAAAATTCGGGACAACAGGATTTCCGTTATACGAAAGATCCAAAAGAGTAACTGATGTTTTTGGATCACTAGAAGAGGCGGTTGCATAGAATGAAGAGTCAAAGTAGAATGTGCGTCCATACCCTGCAAAAACGGTTCGCTTTACAACTCCATCAACCCGATACACGATATTTGGGTCAATGTACTCTACCTCACAAACAGTATTATCGTAGGCAGAATAGTTACTTGCCCCATTAGTAATCGAATTGCGACTATTACCCGATTCATACACATAATATTGCCTTGGTATGGTATACTGCGTACTGTTTGACCCATACGAGTACACAGCGTAGTCGATATTGTCATAGTAATTACTTGCAGCAGGATTGGCGGCAAGTCCCATCATAAACAGACGACCGTGTGTGAACCCCCCACACAATCCGTTTGCCACGAAAGCCAATTTAGTTACTGGATTTGTGGAGCGAACAGATTCTGAAAAATATCCACCTGCGGCTGTTTGTGTAATATGTGCAATACCGTTCCATTTGCTCCATGTTGGGGGGACAGCGTGATTGCCACTCTTGGAAGCATCTCTCCAAATATCCATGCTTGCACCATTAGCAACTGAGCCGACCACGCCAATATTTTCAGGCTTGAGCCACAAGACAAGTCCATCCATACCCGCAGGAGTAAGATTGCTTTCTCTGTTACGATAGAATGCACCAGTGCTGCCAAGAGGAGCACCAATAGGATTGTGTGAGGTACGACCACCTTCAGGCACATAGCAGTAGGTGTACCCCAAAGAGGTTCCCACAAATACTGTTCCTACAGGAGTGGTCTGTCCGTTTGGTCCTACTTCAGTGGTGCTACCAATATACGGGTTGTATCCAAGTGGATACAGGTCACCTGTGGCTCCAAGCCAATATCCAGACAGCGTATTGCCGTTGGCGCGAAGATCCAATGTGGTTCCACTCGTATACGGAGTGTATCGTCCAATAAGAGGAATCTCATAGAAAGTGGCTTGGGATGATGTGGTGAGAGCATTATCAATAGATCTATTCAGGAGGATAGAACCAAACATCCGCATACCTGTAGGATGAATAATGTTTTTCAATACACCAAAATATATGTCCAAGGATACCGCAGACTTGAGTTCATATGAAAAATCCTGATAGTAGTGACCGTCTTGAATCTTCTTGTTTGAAGACATCTTGCCGCGATTTCCTGTAAAGTATCCAGGATAATTTGTAACAGCACTACGCAAACCAATCACCTTTGCGGTTCGTGATCCTGTTTCACTAACAATGTTAAGAACAAGATCTCCTGTGTAGTTTACACCCGAATTGGAAATTCCAATCTTCTTAACCCCGCCAGCAAGACCTACTTGATCAATCTTGGCAGAAAATCCTGTGCCTCTAGAATCAGTAACCGTTACCAAATCACCCACACGATATCCACTACCAGGAAGTTCAACGAAAAACTCACCAATAACAGGATACGCTGTTTCTGTCCACTCGGTGCCGTCTTTGGAAAGAACAACATTAGCATTAGGAGAAAATTCACCAGCGATATCAGTAATAAAGAACTCAGTGATTGGAACTCCGTTAAAGGAGTACTGCACCACCGAATTAACAAATGCACTTGCAGTTAACTGCACGCCGCTGAATTGGTAGATGTTTCCGTTTACAGCACCAAACAGATCAGTTCCGTTTTGCACAGTGGTTTTAATGGATCGTGGTTCTGTCCATACACCATCAGACACCTTGAGAATATCGTTCTTGGGGTAATAGAATTCCAGATCACTGTCGTATAGAATACGAAACAGGAACTTGTATGAACTCTCTGTGCCCTTGTTTCCGTAGAAGTCACGAATCTTTTTCAGCAGTGTTTTTTTGTTTGGCTTGTTACCGCTGGCATTTTCTGCAAACATTTCAGGAAACGAATCAAGATAGGTGTTCTTGAAATGGGAGTAAAACTCATCAAGGTTCAGATCTACATCCCATACCGTGTCCAACTTGGATGTTAAGTACCCAACATTGCCTTCCTTTTCCAACCACTCGTAGTACGCCTTTATAAACAAAACTAGTTTTGGATAGTCTGTCTGCACAAACAACGGAAACTGCTCCTTGATGAAAGGAGACAGCAGATCTTCTAGGGCTTCTGCTTCAGTGTTTAAAATAATATTGTTTATAGCAGCCATCTTATCCCTTTAGATTTTGCTTGCGAGATACTTGTGACTGCAACGAGATACTAACCGAATCAGCATAACCTCGACTCATGCGAAGAATCTTGTTCTCGAATACAAAGATGTCGGTATTATCTGGTTGCACCGTAATCGTGAAGAGAGGAGACACAGAAGTGGGGGCAAATGCAGTATTGAATCTCACTGTTCCATTTGCATAGTCCACTACACCAATATTTGGGTATACCGTGCTTTGCGATCCGTTTGCATCAGTGGTAACTAGATTGATTTTGCCGTAGCCGTCATCGGTTGCGTACACATCATTCACAATTACCCCATCGGTATTTTTATGTGATATAGTGCTTGATCCCAAGATAGGAGAGTGTCCTTCATGGGGATGCAGAAGTGGATTCTTAAAATCAATAGCGAATCCTTTAGAGGCAACAAGTTTGGCAAGGTTAACTGTTTTACGAAGACTAACAGTTGTCTGATTACTAAGAATACTAGCACTCACCGAGTTCATGCCTTGTGAGAGTTGCGACAGGTAAAAGTTTGCACCAAAGGTTTCGAGTGCAGTTGCCGAATAGGTAAAGGCGTATGCAACGAGTAGTGCCTTGATGGTTCCTGCTCCAATCGAAGCCAAGTTTGGATCGTAGGTAACAATGGAATCAATCACTAAATCAATATAATCAGCATCCACAATTTCGGGAGTAACAGTAACAACCGAACGATTCTGACGCAGTACTCGTGCAAGACTAATTTTTTCATCAGTAGTAAGAGCCGATCCCGACTTGGGCTTTACAGCAATAAACACTTTGCCGTACTGAGGAGGCACAACAGTTTCTCCACCGTAAACATAAACAGAATCCGCATTAGGATACTCTTTAATTACTGCGGCGGTGTAGTCGTCTTCTGTTACTGCACGATTCTGTGACTTATAGAATCGAGGAGCCAAGAACTTGATGCGGGAAACACTTTCTTCTAGTGCGCCACCTGCGGACACAGTATTAACCGTGATTGCGCCAAGACCGCTAACCGTACTACTGAATGCTGATATTCCGTTTGCATCATCTGCATTGGTTTCCATGTACTCCACAATAACAATACTGCCAGACGCTGGTTTCATTCCAAGAAAGTCGTCTCCAAAGAACAGTTCGTACATACCTGTTTCTTTTTCCTGCAAGAAAAACACCTTGGATGTGGGAGTCAAGTCAATATACGAATCAGCGTATGACCACACATCTTCAATGCCTGTACTGTCAGCAGCAGAAGCCTTGACACGAACCTTGATGGTGCTTGTATCAATCTTATCATTGGGAATAAGAAGAACCGATCCCAATTTTTTATTTGAATTGTACACATAACTCATGCGCCGAAGAGTGCCTTCGTATACTTCAATAGATGAAAACTTTGGATTTGCTGCATCACTTATATTTGCATACACTGTATCAAGCAGAATGAATCGGTACTGTGTTCCCGCAGGATTCACCCCCGTAAATTCTGTACCACGAGACAGGTAGGTGCTTGCTCCTGCTCCTGCCGCCACAACACTCAGAACAGCCTTAGAAGCACGGCGTGATGAGGGAACATATCCCAGTGCCTTTGCATGGGAAACCACCGATGGACGCAGTACAGCACTATCCAAGAACATCTCATTAGCAACCATGTTTGTATGGAAAGCCTGATAGTGGGTGTTGTAGGCAAGCACATCCAAAACAGTGCTGAGAACCGATCCATCAAAGTTGTAGTCTTTCAGAGTGTCCTGTGACTGCAAGAAAGTTTGCAGCGAAGCCTTTGCCTCATCAAAGTCAAGACCAACAATATTAAAACTGTTCGAATTAGACATCAGCGCACCCTTTCTAGGACAACCGAGATTCTATCTTGTTTGCCAACGGCTTGTATGGCGTATTCCACCACAACCGTATAGTAGTTTTCGTTTGGACTTGCGGTCACATCCACCACCACCTGACCAACTCGTGGCTCGTGGTTGCGGATAGTCATCAAAATTCTGTCGTGAATTTCCATTGTGGTAATGGCATCAATTGGTTCAAACAGTAGTGAGCGCAGCGATCCACCAATGGTGGGTTGAAACAACCGTTCACCGAAAGCGGTGGACATCAAATTGCGTATAGATGTGCGGACAGCCAAATCATCCCTGATGGTGAGCAGATCACCTGTCTTGGGATTCTTTGTAAAGGTGGGATCTATATCAGTAAATATAGGTTTCCCGCTGCCTGTGATCTGTAGTGCCATTAGTTGTGTTCTACTTTGTATGAAAGGTGTGTGTTTATTTCGTGGACGCTGCTGTCAATTACTTCTTCTAGGGTTTTTTGCTTTATTCCCTCTGCCTCAATTTCATCTAGTTGGTCTGCCCCACACCAATGGCAGCACAAGAACCCAAGTGGAGTCAGTCCATCAGCGCATCGTAAAGGGGTAATACTAAAGAATTCCACATTATTTATCTCAAGTCCAGAACGAAAAGACGATGGGGGTAGCGTACTTACTGATATAATTTTACTTGCAGACTCATCCATGACCCGAATTATGTCAACATAACGAGTCAGCAGCACATCCTGTGACTCCAATATCATGCTGATGATTCCTGATACACACGATTCGTGAGTAACAGAAAACCGCTTGATTGATGTGCCGTCTGAAAAATTACCACCATTGTGGAATTGAAATACTAGGCAACGGGATGCCCGAACCGTTACCCGTAGTTCGGTAAGCAGTTCATGTATTTGGCTGTGGCGATGGACAAACTTCTGTTCTTTTGACAACGACCACTTGAGTGAAATCTTCTTTCGCCGAATCACTCCAACTACACCCAAAACTAAACCCACAGCAAAAACACCCGCAGACTCCCCTATGGTTACCCATATATCTCTAGCCGCTGATATATTTTCGGAACTAAGCATCATCGGTTGCTAGTGCCTCCACCGCCAAAGCCAGCATTGTTGACGGTATTTAAAAATTCAGGACTCACTAGACTACCGTTCAGAGTGCTTCCAAGTTTAAAACACGGATCAGTACTAGCCTCATTAATCAGATTTGCAAGGGAGTTGATACTAGTATACTTTGCGATAAATGCCGCTGCTTCTGCCTGTGAGGCAGCGGCTTCATCCATTATGCCATTTAATTTACTGTTTGCTTCGTCTATTGCCGCAAACGCACTATCCAATCCCGACTGCAAATCCTTTACCTTGTCAGCAAGATCTGATCCTGATCCATCACTAAATTTGTTCAGGACTTTTTCAAGATCAACATTGGCATTCACTGCATAGTCAATGGAAAATTGTCCGTTGTTGTTCACCACATTTAATCCCACTCCAATATCAAGTCCCTCAATACCAAGAGCGCAATTCAGTTCTCCAAACAGGCTCATGGAACTAATAATGCTCGTCAGGTATCGAGGATCGGTAAAGCGAGCAGATTCTGCTGCAAAAGCATCAACAATACCTGCTTGTGAGTCCATAGAGGTTTTCATGCGCTGTAGAGACGGTAGTGCGCTCGTCAATGCACCTGTTGGATCTAAAGGAGCCGCTGCAATCAAATCAGCCAAGCGACCACCATTCCTGCCACCTAGTTGTCGTGCAAGTCCTGCTGCTGCTGCGTTGGGATCCTTCAACATATCCTTGGTCAAGCCAAAGTTAAGAACTCCCTTTTCGCCATCAGTTAATGTTTGCTTGCATGGACATTCTGGATTTGCCATATGTACTCCTTATAGAATAGGTATATCCAATATTGTTGTGTTGCACGATTGCCTAACTTGGCAAGCCGTGAACCAATCCGATGATGTTTTTGCTGTAATAATCGTTTGGATAAGTGGCTCCTGCCCAACCTTCCGCTACGGCAGAAACAGGGGCGGCAGTAGCGGAAAACGCATCAAGCATTTGAATAAATGCATCAAAAGACGGCTGCATAACATTGTTTACCCAAAAATTACGCCCCTCCATCGTCCAATACTTCATTCCATTTATAGAGTTTTCTAGATATGCGGTTGGTCCAGCCGCCCATTGATCTACATTAAAGGTTAGTCCATTCCAAGGCGGGAAAGGACCCCGATTTCCCCCCTCCACTCTAATTTGTGGATTCGCAGTAAGCAAATCTGTTCTATAGGTATGAATCGAAGGATCGCTTGTATCGTGCACAGATTTTTCAGTATAAGCAAACCAATTTGGATCAAAAACAATGGTATTATAGTTATTCAACCTCACACCAACCTCAGTGGGACGATTGGGCTGTAGTAGATTTTTATAGTGCCGATGATGATCGGAAAGTCCATACAGATAGAATGTTGCGGCATGAGGAGAATAGTATGTGTAATCGTCAGGCATTCCCCACATATCGTGAGCAGTTGCACCGTTTACGGTGGAATGCCACGCACGATACGGATCATTGGTTATGCCACTGCTCGTCATATAAAAAGACTGCCAGTCTAGGCGATGTATTTTTGGAGATTCTGTATTACTGACCATTTCGTCTCTAGCACCAAGCCACGCAACAGTTGCGGGAAGAGCAGTTTTTGTAAGTTGGTTGCTTGTCCACAAATAGTGTTCGGTGGATGTAAAATTGTTATACAACAATCCACTACTTACAATTGGACCAGCACTTCCTGCTATACCACTTATTTCGTAGATTATTCGATTATGTCTCTTTGGATATCTTGCTTCTAGATACACATCTATGTCTGCCTCTTTAAGTTTGGTCAGCACATACCAATCACTAAGTTCTAGCGCATCGGAAAGATAAGACGCATCACGATCTGTTCCCGCCGAAGAACTTGTATCCACAATGCTTCTATACAAGGTAATACTGTCTGGTGTTGCAATATTAGAACCAACGTCCATACCAATAGTCAATTTGCCGCCGTTTGGTATTTTGCTTTTCATGCTCTTGAAGGTATCAATCATGCCGTCTAGTTTTAAGTAATAGGTGGCATCTTTTTGAGCGGGTGTTCCTGATAAAGATCGCCAATATTTGCAAGCCTTTCTGCGATAATCGTAATATGCCACATTGGTAGGAACATATAGAAACACATTACATGGTTCAAGTATCTGTGTCTTGTTAGTTTGAGGAGTCATGTTTGCATCAACAGGAATCATTTTTCCTTCAATCAATGAATTGATTGTTTCAGAGAATCCTTTCCATCTTGCAGGATTGGTGTGCGTTACTCCTGGAGTGCTCGCAGTATAGGCATCCTTTTGTATTTGGTAAGAAAGAAAGAATGATCCTGCGTTTCCGTTTGCGTTATTTGCGCTTTCTGCACCATATGAGCCATACGGAAAATGAAAATGAAAACTTCTTGCACCCCACCTATACCATGTAATCACAGATTCATATATGGCATTATGCCAAGGGCTAGAAACGGATGGATTTGCAGGATTGTTTTCCCAAGGAAATGCTCGGATTCCTTGTCCGCTTCTGGGATTTCCTTGAAAATAAGAAATAAAGTCTAGTGTCCAATTACTCCATGTTATTCCTTGAGGATCCGTTGGATCTGCAACTGCGGGAATACACACAGCGTAATACTGATTTTTGTAGTTTTGTGTTATGGAATCTATAGGAGGTGTTATTGAATATTGTGGAATATCTGAAGTATTTGTTCCAACCCAAGCCCCACCATCGGAATCAACAGCAAGGGCATTTCCCGCGCTGTCGTACAGAACAACACCTGGTTTTGGTGTTACTCTCCAGACATATTTTTTATTTGCGGTGGGAGATCCACTCACCACATAAGAGGTCAGAAAATCTATTCTAGTTTTATTCAATGAATGTATACGGAATCCACCAGTCCGATCATTTATATCTCGGATAATGGTATTCATCGTACTTAAAAAGTTATTTGTTTTTCCTGTGGTATCATTCCCACCATCCCAAATGTGCAACATCTCGCATCCAGTAAGAATGATGTGCCTTATGTTTTCCCAGTACAATTTTCTACCGATGGTTTCGCCAATGCTTGTATCGGTAATCCACTTTGGATTGAATGCTGCTCCTCCTTGAGTCCATTCAGGAGAAACAACCCACGGTCGTATAGGAACAGTGGGAGATTCGTTTTTTGCAATTCTAATGTTAGTAAGAAGTAAAAGAAACTGACTCCACGCATCCGCGGTAATTCCTGAAACGGTTGATCCAGCATTCGTTCGGATTATTCGTGTTGTGTCTGTTCTAGAAATACCGTACACATTAGGAAAATTCCATCCCGCATACAACGCTGGAGAAATAGCATCACCAACATACGATGGATATATCATAGGATGTCCATTTTGTTCATACAAGTCAGCAGTTTCTCCAGCCACCACAGAATTAAAATTGCTGAATTTTGTCACGCCCCATTGCTGCTTTAGCGTGTTGTAGACAAATTGGTTCAAAAACTCTGTTTCAATACCAAAGACTGCACGATTCCAATACAAATACTGTCTGTTTAATTGAGGATGGAATACTCTGTTTTTAATATCGTCAAACGATAAACCGTATTTGCCGTTGACAGTATATAAGTTATTAAAACTTGGAGAGTTATACCACGGTGCATTTGATCGGGGATCGTTTGTTATTCCAGGAAGAGTTTTGCTCCAGTTTGCACCATCAAAGAACCCGAATGGGAGATATTCTCCAGGAGGCATATCGCCAATCACATAATCTGGCTGACATCCTTTTAGTTTTAGATCAGATATAACTCTTGTGAGTTCATTGCTCAGGCTGATCCCTGAGTTTTCAGCCCACAAAATCTGACTGCCCGACCAAGCATCGGTTCCGCTAGGATATCTGTCACGGATATCCTCATAAATTGGACCCTGATCATACCGATACAAACGGATTGCTCTCTTGCCTTGAGGCAAAGCATTTATTTTTTCAGGAATTGCTTGATACCGAGTAGAGGCAAACATCTGATCTACAGTATCATAACTATAACCAAGATTCCCCCGTGTTCCCATGATGGAAATCATAGGCTTTACATATTCGTATTTGTTTACATCTCCATACGATTCGGTTGCATAAAATGGAACAGGTGGTTGAGTATCAGTTAGTGTACCGTTGTCTGTTGCTCCAAAATACGCTGCCCAGACAGGAATCGCACGGGTCGCTGCTGCGGTTGAACCAAGAGAAGAAATTGGGTTTGCGTACACACGACTGCCTCTTCGTGTTTTAGTTGATGGACCTCTTGCACCAGACCCAACACCAAAACTAGAAGAACTAGTTGCAAAATGTCCGCAACTTGCTTGACTTGTTGTTGTGCATACAGGGATTCCATTCACAACAAAATTTGGACTACCTGCAACCATGACCGCGTTATTGTGTGGGCTGTCTCCGTGAGACTGCACAGGATTTCCTTCGACCGCAACAGGAAACCCATCCAAATAAAAATTTGGATTTCCTACAAGTATAGTTCCACCAGCAGTATCAAGATATGCACGCAATATTCCATTTGCCATATGGTACTCCTCAAATATCAGTCGATCCAACAAACTCACCATTCGGAATAGACTTTGTAAAGGTATATGCAGATTTTACCTCATTCATTCCCGCAGCATCAATGACAGCAGGGGCAAACCACACATCAAAATCAAACACAGTGATGGTTCTTTCATCAAGAGGAACCTTATTGTCTATTCTTGCTTGTTCAGAAACATAGCCATCCAAAAGAACTGTACCTGTCTTGGCGGTATGATTTAGATTCAAAGTACGAATCTTCCAATATTGCGAATAGGTTCCTGTTGGATGTTGAATAATTTGTTGTAGTGCCATTAGGTTGACTCCAATACTGATACGATGATA